TCATCTTTCGTAGGTCGGTCATCGGCTAGTCCTCACGGTTTTCGGCAAGCAGTTCGGCCGCAAGTCAGGCGGTTTCTTCGCATTCTTAGGAATCAGCCGCCCGTAGGGGGTTGGCTTTACACCCGGAATCCGCTCGTCGTCTAGCCACTGCTGCACCCGGCGGGTCGAGACGCCGCACTTCGCAGCGAATTCCGAAACGGTCTGAAAGGTTGACAGGTCCATGCCGCAAGTATACACTGTGGCGAAGAGGTGACAAGATGGCCTGCGACTACTGCCGACGCGACGACTGCCATGAGTGCAAGAGCAAGCTCTACTGGCAGATTCGCCCGATCCTCGACGCGATGGAGCAGGAGTTGTGCAAGGCAGACGCTATCGACGAGACAGGCATCATCAACAACCACCTGCGGGTTGCGTGGGGCGTGCGGGATGCGATTGCTGAGATATTGGCAGTGGACGCGGTGAAGGTAGGCAATTCATGAACAACGTAGGCCGATGCCAGTTTAGCCTCGCTGGCCTGTGCGTGCTCACGGCGGCGGTAGCGGTTGGGCTGTGGGTGTATTTGCAAATTCGCAGCCTTCCGTCTTCCGGCGACACAGAAGTCATGTGGTGGGGCGTCGTTCTCTTTGCGTCCGTTCTCGGGCTCGGCGGTTTCGCAGCGTGGGCACAGGAGTAGGGAAATGAAGCGAGGCGTCACACTGCTTGAGGTGCTGTTCTCGATCCTGGTGATTTCCTTCGGACTGCTGGCCGTGCTGGCGACTATGACGCTGGCCAGCGCCTTCTGGCGTAAAGGCAGGCTGGCGGACACGACAGGAAACGCTGCACATTCGGCAGCCGCGGATTTTCTAGTAAAGGGAATGCACGAACGCCCCCGCTGGATTTATTGGAACGCGACCACAAACGCATTCGCTCAAGTGCCGCCGACTTTCAATCAGGCCGCCGCGACCAATCCGCTGTTTGGCAAATGCTTCGTGATAGACCCCGCCTTCATTGCCCACAACCACGATGAGGACGTAGCGGCAGGGACGAACAATAGCACACTGTGGGCAGGCTTCCCGGCAGTTCCGGCGACAGCCATACCGCACGCCTTGCCTATGGTTCGCCTAACGCTCCACAGCGGCGGACCAGTCGTCCAGCGAATGAGCTACCTGCAAGCCGACAAGGCGTTCCGCATAGAGGACGAGCTGGCTTACGAGCGGCCACAGGATAATTCCGTAGCGGCTGTGCAACTCTACACGATAGCAAATAACCAACCAGGGCGGCGGCAAGAGGAAGGCAGGACGACTTGGTTCGCAACGCTCTTTCCAAAACTAGACCTCCTGCGAGGAGTCACTGGCGAGGAATACGTTTTGTCAATCGCCGTCTGCCGAGAGCGGACTGGAGAGGCGATGCACGTCACCGGCTCAGGCGGTCCAACCCAGCACACATGGAACGAATGGACGGCAAAGATATTGCCTGGAGACTTTCACGCCAATGGTATCGGTGGTGGCGAGCTGACGATTACGACAAACGATCCGGCCCAAGACGCGACGTTCGCCGCCCAGCAATATGTCGAACTAAAGTCGGGGGCGTGGATCGGATTGTCTCGCCAGATTGGTGGTGCGACGGGGATGCACCAGAGGCTTCAGTGGTATCGCGTTTCGGATTGCGGAGAATTGCGGCAAAACGGAAGTCGCTGGTCAATCGACGCCACTCTGGTCGGTCAGGATTGGGACGTTGACCTTGACCCGTACCAAATTATCTATGCTCCGTCTGGGGCAATCGACCGCATCGCTTACGGAGACGGTACACAGGACGAATGCGACGTGATAATCGTTCCTGCCATCGCGTTCATTTACGAGAGGTCCGTCAAGATCGTCCAGTAACGCAGAACCACAGCCAGCGACAGAAGGTCGTCACTCGCCATCCGGCCTCATTCAGCCAATCCTGCCTCTCAGGGCATCCGCATCCGCCTGACTTCTTATCCATTAGTCCGCCCCACTTGAGTAATTCTGCAACTCGCTCTTTGCGAATCCCGAGAACGTAAGCCATGAAAAACGCTACCCAATCCCCAAGTCCTGGTAGTCGGCAAGCGGAGTGAATTTTGTCGTGTCGATGCGGCGAACGAGCCTTCCCGCCGCAGCGCATGCACTGCACAACCCGCCAGCCGGATTCATCTGGAGTCTGCAAGTCCTTCCATTTACACTTCATGGGACGTTTTCGTAAAGCACTGTTGCCGCTGAATCATCGCAGGCCAAACTGCTGCCAGTTTCGGTGTCGAGAGTAAGGCCGCCTCCAGCAACGCAATCGAAAGGCTCGACACCCATTGACTTGGCGTAAGACACTACCGCACGAGAATGATACGTCCCGTCCGTTTTTCTCATATTTGAATATTCTTCCATCGTTTGCCCGGAACGGCACTGAGGGCCACCGTACAGGCAAATGCCGTCAAGGTAATTGAGGAAGTCGCTGATGTCTTCGCCGTCAGCGCATGCCTTGGGATGAGTCGTGTCGGAATATTTGTAGAAGCACACGTCGTCAAATGGCGAATCGAAGCCGAAGCAATTGGTCGTCGATGCGTCCATAACCCAAGTGCCGTTAAACGTGTCACAGTTGCTGCACTGTTGATCCACGACGCCGCTGATAGTGACTTGCAACTGGGCAGGAGTGGAGTTGCAGCATGGGCAGGGAGTTCCGCAACATGGGCACCCGGCAAAGAAGAACGCCAGCGGTGCCCATCCAGAAAGAAGCCAGATGGCGATTAGCACGTCCATCTAGCACTCCGCGGCGATCATGTAGAATGTTCCGCCGATTGAGACGTAGGCACACCATTTTGTAATTGCGACATTGGCAAACTTGTTCTTCACCACATCCGTTTCCCCTGTATCAGATTCTACTCCGTCAACTACTTTCCAACGGCTTACATTTCCTGAATTGCTTTTGGTAATTGCTGCGTCTGTCTTGCCGAGATATACAACCAATTCGTCCGGCAATGGCTGCGGATAGCGCACTCGTGTTCCAACTACAGCCCGCAATCCTTCCCGACGCGCTACGCGCTTCAAGATTCTGGCGTGCGCTTGGTTGAAACCGTAGAGCATCTTACCCTCGAATGTCGCAAAGCAATTCGACCGCCGCCGCTGTCGGGGTAACGGCAGTTCCGGTGGCTCCATCGACGTAGATGATCGCCATGCGAATATCCAGCAAGTCGCCAGGCCCAAGCGTAGTCGGCGTAATGGTAAATTCTTTCTCCGCGAAGGTTAGCGAGTTGATGGTCGTTGCGGACGTGGCACAAATGTCAGCCCCTACGGTCGTATCCCTTGCCACGCGGTAAACCTGAAAGTCGATCGTGCAGCTCGTGTCAGCAACCGTCGTCTGCATCCCGGCCTTTGCACGCACCGTCACCGCACCGCCGGCCTTGTACTCCACAGGCAAGGGAACCTGGCAGCGGGCGTACCGCGTGCTGCTAGTAGCCTTCACATCACCTGCCGTGATATTTGGGCCGTGAGTCCCAAGAGTGCCAGTCACCAACCCAAGGTCGTCGGCTGCGGCGGCTGCCGGCAGGTTCGTTGCCAGCGCATCCCACGTTCTGAACGCTGTCAAAGGGATGGCGTATACCGCATTTTGATCCGTTGCCAACTCGGCACGAGTCATCAGTGGGATGGTTGAATATGTGATACTTGGCATAAATCACCTTACAAGGGCCAGTTGATGTTGAGTAATCCGAAATCCGCCTCTTTGAATTGCTTGAAGCGGAGGATATGCGGGGGGTCACCGGGTTCTAGCAGATTTCCAGCCCCGTCCATGTTGCCGGTAATCTTGCTGCCGGATTCGTCCTTGATCGCCTTCTTGACCCCGATGATGTCGTCCGTCTTGTCGAGATAGTTCGGCCCGTGGTCTACCAGAATCAACTTCCAGCCTTCAATCACGTCGGGGATGTCCGGGATGTGGAACTTGATCGTGTAGCTGATCGCTCGATACTCGACTCCGTTGTAGGTCTCCCCCTTCTGCTCGCGGATTCCAGCCATCAATGCAGTTCCCGGCGGCGCACCCCAAAAGGATGCCGAGTTGACGTGGTTCACGTAGTCGAGGATTTGGTCCGGGCTAAATCCCGGCCGCTGCACGGTGATAGTTAGGATAGCAACCGCTACGGGCGTCGTGACCTCAATCGGGTCGTCCGCCGATGTCATCACCGGCTCGCCGTCGATGTCGTGCGTCATCACGATCTCTTGCGTCTCAAAGTCCCATGACCAGTCTGGACGGCGTTGGTCAGGCGGCTTGTTCTGGTCCTCTTTCTCCTGGTCCGTTACTTGGTCGTCGGCGTGAACGTCCAGGTAGTGCTTGAGTCGGTGCGAGGTGTCCCGAGACAGTGACGTTTGCCGGATTGTGAACCCGCCGCCCAAGTCAACCCCGACAGAGAACTCCGGGTATTGGGCATAGATGGCCATCTCCAGAGCAATGCCGGTTTCCTGCGGATCGTCCGTGTGAAACACAACACGCAAGTCGGTAGCACGGACAATCCGAGAGCCTTCGAGACGCCTGGAGACTTTCGGATACCCCTTCTCTAGTCCGGGAGCTTTTGTGCCGGTGGTGATAATGCTCATCCGGGAGCCTCCGCCAGCGGATTGAGCTTGTCCCGAATATCCTCAAGCAAACCCCTCATCGACTCCTGTTCTCGTGTCTGCTTCTCGGCTTCCTTGAGCTGCTTCTGGGGGATGTTGCCACTGAATTGGGCACGCAATGCGTCGATGCTGCCGGCACGGATGGCGGCGGTGGATTGCGTAGCGGCAGGGCCTTCCATGCCAATGGCAGCTTCCACTCTGGATCGCAAGTCTTCCATCGCCCGCCCGAATAAATCCGGGTTTACAAATCCTTCCGGGCCAAGCAAGTCCTTGATCATCACAAATTCGTCTATGAATTTCTGGGCTGGCGTGGCCAGCGAATCAAAAAGTTCCTTCTGCTTCATGGCCCTGTCTGCATTCGCTTTATCAGTCTCCTCCGTCATCCTCTTGTCTTCTTCGAGTTTCGTTTTCTGGTCGATTAGCGCCTGTGCGGCTTCGAGATCGGCTTTGGTTGCCCCACGCATCCGCATTTCGTAAAGTTTGGCGGCATCCGACGCCATCCCGTAGGTATCGATTTGAAGTTGCAAGCCATCGACCCATTCCGCCATCTTCGCGTTGAGTTTTTCTTGATTCGCCATCGCCTCCAGTTCCGCCGCATTCGGTTCCATCGTTGGCTTGGCCTGGGCATTTTTTAAGGCCACTGCATCCGCAGCCATTTTATTTATCTTCTCCATCGCAAATCGCATCTGACCGGCTTGCGTGAAACCGGCCGCACCCTGGGATTGAAATAACTCGGCTCCTGAGCTTGCATTCGTTAGCGCTTTAGAGGCTTCATCAAGGGCATTGCTTAGGAAGTTAGACAGAGTGCCAGTCGTTCCCGCCTCGCCAGCGGCACCGGCCGCTGAGAGCGATAGAGCGTCCTTGAACTTCTCCCATTTCCCTGTCAGCGTCTCTGCCTGTTTCCCCATCAAATCCGCGAATCGGCCGCCAGCGGATGTCATTCGCTCGAATGCCTTCTCCACCATGTCCGCGGTAATTTCGCCAGCCTCGATCATGCCGCGAATTTCCAGTTTCGTGGCACCTAGCATTTCGGACAGTTCCGATAACAGCGGGATGCCGCGCATATTAAACTGACGCAACTCATTGCTCATCAACCGTCCTGCATTCTGTACCTCGCCGAACACTTGCGCCAGTTCTGCGACCGGCTGGCTCGTGCCGGCCGCTACATCCCCAAGCATTTTTACCCGCCGTGTAACATCACCGGCCGCAGTGCCCATCGCCAGCAGAACCTTCCCGGAACTAGCTACGTCCTCCAGGCTGAACGGAGTCTCTTTCGCCAACGTGACCATTTCCCCAAGCAACGCCTTGCCGGTTTCCGCGGAGCCTGTCATCACGTCCAGATTGACGCGAAGCTGCTCCAAAGATGCGGACATGCGGACGCCTTCCTTGACGAACGCCGCAGCGGCGGTTCCCGCACCTAGTATGCCAGTAGTGATCGCGGCAAATCCTGCCGCCCCGGCAACACCAGTCAACGCACCCTTGAGGCTAACGAGGTCTGTATGCAGCCCACGTAGATTTCTGCGTGCCGCAGCCGTGCCAGCCGCAAAGCGGGTGTTATCCGCAATGAGGGACCATGCTAGGGAACCAACGGTCGGCACTACTCTGCTCCATATCGTGAATACTTGGCCTGCATTTGCTCGTCCGACAGTCCTACCAATCGCTCCGTCTGTACGGGGATGAAGTCCAGCGGCGATAAGTGCGAGTTGCCAGCGGCGTTGTGGGCTGCACTGGCGATGGTTGCCGTCTGCACCCACTCATCGCCCCACGGCTCCAACTGGTGATAGGCGATCCACTCGTTGAACTGCTCGGGGGTGATGTCTGCGAGCATCGCATCGACGTTCAAGCCGTAGCGTGCTGCGGCTCCCGTGGTTCGGAGCAAGAAGTAGGCGAATCGCCGTCGCCAGTGGTTCCGAAGTTTTTTAAGGAGTCCGCCACACCGCCCGCACCGCAATGCCGGCGGATTTCCCTCGCCAGCGGCTCAGTCAAGCCGGCATCGCAGTAGGCCAGCCGCGGCACGTCCGTATCACGGAATATCAACTCTCCGGCGGCGTCCACCACAGTTGCGACAATCAATCGTGCGTCGGAAGTTCGGAACCCGTCCTCTTGCGTGACGCCGCTTTTGAACCCCATCGTTTCTACTTGATGCTCAGACCATTCGCCTTCAAACAGAGAGCGAATCCGGTATTTGAGGCCGGCAACCGTCACGTCCTTAAACCGCCGCTTGGTCGCGGACAGGAGCATGTCTCGGGTCGCGTATCCGTTGCTGTCGCTCATTTGGTTTTTTTCTCGTGTTCTGGTTTTGGGACTGACTGATAGTTACCGACTGGCCCCTTGATGACTTTTTCCACTTCCTCTGCCAGCATCTTTTGCACGTCCGGCGGCTGGTATTCCGTGAATGACAGGAACCGGCCGTGCTCGTATGTGCCTTCCTCGTTCAGTTTTCCGCAGTACCAGCCAACCTGTTTTCCGTCCACCAGGACATAGCACTGATCGAAGTGGACTTCTCGTTCTATGAATCCGCCGCCAACCGGATGGCGTTTCTTGGCGACGTGGGGGCGAAGTTCGACTTTCATGTTTAAGCCTCGGGTGTATAGGTCGGGCCGGTGCCTCCGTCCCACTTGAAACGGATCAT